CGCAACACCTGCAAGCAGGTAGAGCGACGGACTCGTTCGGAAGGATTGGGTTTTCTTACGAAGACCCTACCTCGATTGGGCAAACACCTAGATCAGGTGCTTGCAGGGGCTTGTCGTATGACAGGTGCAGTGCATGGTTTCGCAACCATACATGGCACTGAGCTTCCGAGATTTCTCGGTGAGCTCTTCACACGCATCCTCCAACCGAACGGGGAAGTCCTTCCTAACCCTGACATTAACTGCGTCAGCGTAGTACGACAGGTCTTAACTTCTTTTTATAAGTATGAGACCGCGTACACAGAAACACAGACACAACAGGTCATCGACAGTTTCAAACAAACTGAAGATGATCTTATTAGCGTCGATGCTACCATCGCTGATATGCATGGTTGTATTGACGAATTCAAGCACACCCGGCGTCGGCCGATTACTCACGAGGATCTTAAAGATCCTCGTTGGTTTGATAGCCGACTAAACCAGATGCGCGTTGTTCGCGAGGCGAGAATACTTCTTTCGAATGTATTCTCGCGTTTCGATGGATATGATATTCAACCGAGGCACGGCCCTGGCGTCGTTTCCACTAAGGAACGACTAGGGGCTAAGTACCTTTGGAAGAACGTCAGCCATCGAATCACGGATGTGTACCCTTTGGACGCGTATTTCTGCGCGTCTCAGGGTCACGTCTGCGATATTGGTCATGGATTCGATTCCATAACTGATACGGATCATTCGGCCCAGGTTCTCCTGGTCCCGAAGGACTCCCGCGGGCCTCGCCTAATATCTTGTGAACCAGTGGATATCCAATGGATTCAACAAGGTTTAAGGCAGGCCATTTATGAGTTAGTGGAGACGCATCCTCTTACGAGGTTTAACGTCTACTTCACTGATCAGAGACCGAACCAACTCGGTGCCTTACTTGGCTCCAAGTCGGGGAACTATGCGACCCTTGACCTCAAAGAGGCCTCGGATCGTGTCTCTGTAAGTTTAGTCCACCTACTGTTTCCTGAACACCTTCACAGGTTTCTGGATGCGAGTAGGAGTGTTTCTACTGTGTTGCCAAACGGTGAGAAGCTTTTGCTTCGAAAGTTTGCGCCAATGGGGTCAGCTTTATGCTTTCCTATCATGGCACTTACGATCTGGGCGCTTCTTACTGCAAGCACACCTGACGTGAAGAGGGACAACGAAGCCCCTCTTCTCGTGTATGGAGATGATGTCATTGTACCAACGGCGCAAGCCGAGAGCGCAATGAGCATCCTCGAAGTATTTGGTTTAAAGATAAACCGTACTAAGAGTTGCACCAAAGGATTCTTTAGAGAGTCCTGTGGCGTCGACGCCTTCCAAGGAGTCGATGTTACACCAGTTCGTTTCAGAACGGTTTGGGATTCGTCTCCTCGTCCTGACGTTTATACCAG